GAATGGAATTCTTGAAAGCTCCTCCTCAATAAACTCATCAACTTTTCTCTTATCTGGTAGGTTAAAATGAGAACCGTTTATTTTAATATCACTAAAATTAGGATCTATTCCTCGATCAAGTTCAACAATTTCTCCAGAATTAGTAACAAACTTTACATTAGTATATGCATTTCGATTTATCCAGTTTGGAATATCTTTCATTTTACGAATAGCGGATCTTCCATATATTGAGACAGTAAGAGCCTCCTTAATTGAAGACTTGCCTGCACCATTTTCTCCTTCGACTAGGATTAGTCCAGGTTTATCGTCAAACTTGAATGTCTGTAACATATTACCGTATGATAATATGTTTCTATATGAAAATTCTATTAATCTCATTAATCGTATTGTTTGGTATTTCTTAGTGAATCATAGATCTCCTTGAATCGATCGACTATTTGTTTAGATTGAGTTGAAGGCAGTGCCATTAATTTTATTCGGTCGTCAAGTAGAGTAAAGATATTATACTCATAATTTGAATCTATTTCAACGTCGCTCTTTTCTCGTAATTGATCTTTTGAATATGATCCTAATTCAAGACGACGATGTCCATAATCTTTTACAAGTTCAGTAAAATGAGAGATTGGAAACTTTTTTGAAAATTCAGATTCTATTAAGACATCGATAAAATTATTATTAAATAAATCACGAAGATCATTGGGAGTTTCATTTAATAGTTCTAATATATCAAATTTTAGATGCTTTGGAGAAAAATGGTTTTGAACAAATTTTTCTTTCACATCCTTTCCACTAACATCCAATACGTAGAAGCCTTTGGTATTTCCACGATCTCCTCTATCCATTTCATATGGAGTTCCAACATATAGAACATTTCCTTTCTCTTGTCGAATATGAATATGGCCAGAATAAATCCTAGTGAATGACTGAATATCTTCTTGTTCTAGACCATGTTCAAGTTTTTGAACCTTATTAAAATTAAATCCTTTAAAATCAGTATGGCAAAATACATATTTAGCTGAAGTATTCTTTTGAATTTGAGATTTAAGGTCGGGTAGATTCTCAATCCATGGCAACATTAGAAACTTATGAGAATTTATTGATAGTATTTCTGGCTTTGAATACACATGAAAATTAGGATATATTTTATCGAACCCTTCTAGTGAATGAGTGTCAGTTCGATCTTTATAATATACGTCATGATTACCAAGAATTACAAAGACTCCTCTTTTAAATTTTTGAGTAAGCACCTCAGCAATTTTTAATGATAGTTTATAGATGCGTACATTAGTAGATTCCCTAACATGGTTCCAATCACCAACTTGAACTAATATATCTGTTGCTGGATCAAACCCCTCATCATCAATTCTTTTAATGAAGTAGTCAATTAAATATTGACTTTGGATTTCTGACCATTCAACTGAATTGTTTCGTATACCTAGGTGAAGATCACCAAGTACAAATATTTTTCTAATATTCTCTAATTTCATCCTTGTGTAGCTAACTGGTCAATATCTATTACATTAGAAATACTTGCAAGTTTGGCCATAACTGCAGCAAGTGCAGTAGCTGATGCAAAAGTATATGATGTTGGTAATATTGAGTTTGCATCATAGAATGTTATCTCAGTAGATGAGGTAGCTTCATACCTATATACTTGCTCAAGATTAAGATAAATTGAGCCAGTTGTGTGTGTTAATTTAATCCAACGCATTAGTGTATTCTTTTTTTATGCATTTTTCCTTCTAGGAATTTATACTTCTTATTTAGTTCAAGGATCAGGATCTCTTGAATTTCAGTATCTAGAGAATCAAAGATCTTTTTATATTCCATTGAAGATATTGATGAAATTGCTTCAAGTATATAAATTGGACTATAAAAATTTATACCGTGATTGGCAAGATCTAAATTTTCATGTACTCGATTAAAAATTAGATTAATATCTTCTTTTGAGAATTTTATTTTTGATATCGCTGGATCCTGGGTTAATTCAATAGTATATCGACTAAGAACTTCATCTTTTTGTAAAAACTCAAAAATTATATCGAGAATGAATTTTGATTCTAATTGCTCTTCATAATCATACAAGTCTTTCAAATAGTTATCTGAATAATCGGACGATACTGATATTTTTTTTGAAAATTCATATTCTTCCGAATCCTTTAGCTTATCACCGTTGTAATAGCTATTATTAAATATTTTGTCTTCTCTTATTGGATCATCCTGTGGATCCTTTGTAAATTCGTCTTCGCTCATTCATAGGAATTATTTTATATGGAATTGAAGAGAGCATCATAGTCATCTTCGATTATATTATCAACTGTTGTGAGTTCTGGAGAATTAGTTATTTCAGAATATTCTGATCTTAATTCATCAGCCATTCTACTTACTTCCTCGTCATCACTATAAAATTCGCTATTTGGTCCACTCTCTTCAGAAAGTCTAAAATAGTCTTTGTGCATTGTGTAGAATTTATAACTTTCTTCGTAACCATTATCACGGTTAGCAATTACTTTGATTTTCATTCTACTCTCCAATGGACTTCTCATTAGACCAAATAGAGCATCGACCGTATGTATTAAACCAAATGACTCAGCAACTGAATCCATACCTAAATCAAAATTATCAATATCTTCTCTACGAATTTGAGTGGCACTTATTATACACCATTCATTTCTCATAGCAACCCCTCTAAGTTCTTCAGAGATTGCTTTGATCTTTTCATATAGTCCGTTTTGAGTATTAATAGGACGTAATAGGTTTAAATAATCAACTACTATTACTTTAAATTTCTTATTCATCTTTTGCTCAAGTCGAACAAAGTAATTTTCAATATCGATTGCAGTAGCGCCGCCAGTTGGAAACTCTTTAATTATTAATTCTCCAATATTTTTACCAGAATCTTTAAGTTCCTGAATCTTATTTTGAACTAATTTAGCAGCCGCGTCATCAGTTATCATTGCATAGTCTTCGGATTTTATACTTAAGATATTTGATCCGATCCTCTTCATATATGAACGATCAGCTAATTCAACTGTAACTAACCCTGTAACATTTCCCGTTAGGAATGATCGAGCTGCAATATTTCCAAGAACCATTGATTTACCAACTTTAGGTCGACCTTGAAAAACTACAAGTGCTTTTGAATTCCAACCGCCTCCTTGAACTTTGTCTAGGAATGGAAAACCGGTTGGGCTTCCTGATTTTGAAATTTGGATATGAGATTCGGGATTAAAGAAATTTAAGCCAGTGTCTGCACTTGAAAAATTTAGGGCAAGCTTAGTACTAATATCATTTCTAATCTTTTCAGAAATCTTATCGATATTTCCTGGATCAATCGGAGTGGTTTTTAGATAGGTAAGTAGATCAAATACAGTTAAATTCAAATTTCTTAGGAGAATAAATGATCTAACATATTTGTATAAATAATCATAGTTATATTCATTTAGATTAAATGCATATAGTTCACCAAATTCATCTTCATCTAAATTGACATTAGCTAGGTCAAGATAACTTCTAAGCTCTTTCCTATTTGGAATCTTTTCATACTCTTTAAAAAACTTTACAGCTACTTTGAATGATTCTTGTCTATCGTCATCATTAAAATAACTTGGCTTCATCATTGTGATTAATTCTTCGCGTCTTAACGAATCATGATTAGATGGTTTTAGATCATTGATGTCATTATCGGAATTTAGGATAAAATTCCAAACCATCTTTTCAAGAGAGTCAATATTTTCTGTAAAATCAATCATTCGTTAGATAAAAATAAGTTAGTCCTTTTTTTGTAAAATATATGAAGTCACCTTCAGTAGTAAGATAATCATCGTTAATCATCGTCTTTAATGATTTAACTAAGTTTGTTTTAAAAGTTTCATCTTTGATCTTATCGCCAAATACATACTTTAAAGATTTGGATGAAAATTTTATGTTTTTGAGTTCTAAGCTCTTCTCTTTGGCATTAGCTACTCGTATTATGTATTGAAGTATTTCAAAAAGGAGGGTGAACTCGTCGCTCAATCCCTCCTCATTATATAGATTCAAATAATACTTTATTGGTAAATCAGAACGTAGATTCATCGTCATCATCGTTTAGATCATTAAGTTCACTATTCTCTAATAGATCGATTTCATCTTGTGTTTCTGGGAATTTAAAAGTAGGCTTGATTACCTTTTCATCAAGTTCCATTAATACATCATGGGTAAATAACCGACCTGTAAAAAATTCTTTAACTGGTACAAGATCTCCATTATGTCGAATAACATAGCTCTTTCCAAGTTTTTTAGGTAAGAAGTAGAATTTTTCTCCGCCTACTTCAAATTCTGAACAGATTGATTGCTCGTCTAATTTTAGCTTTGAAAATTCCTTTTCAGTTAATTTATTTCCTCGACCCACTCCACAATTTTCCCAATTAACAAATTGCTCAAGCCCTACGTATTGATTCATCCCTTTATGGAATGAAATATGGAATTCAATATCGATAGGTTTAGCAAGACGATTTTTACGAGTCTTGGATCTAACAATAATTCCAGTAGTAGTCTTAGCCTCATCTCTTAAGGTTCCTTTACTCAACATCAAGATGATTGAAGCTGAGAATTCAGGACCACCTCCGCCAGACATTCCTTTGGGAGTGTACTGATCCATTGAAGCATAGGTATGGTTAGTAAAGATAAATGGAACTTTTAAATTAGATAGTTCAAGAGTAAATGATTTGAATAGTGATCTCATCTCTTTTGAACGAAGACCCATATCAGATGCGTTTTTACCAGCATCCATATCTCTCTTACTCTTATCAGTATCAAGCATTCCAACTGAATCTACAAAGATCGCAGCCTTTAGCCCTGGGTTATCTCGCATTGTTTCAATAAAATCATTGATGAAGAATTTAACATCACTGATTAAACCCATACGAAGGTATTTTAATTTTTCTAGATCTACTCCAAATTTGATATAATCAGATCGATCGATTGCACCTTCAGTGTCAATATAGAAAACAAAATAATCTTTCTTTTGAAGCTCCCTAACTGCATTTAAACAGAGGAAAGTTTTACCAGCACCAGAATCTCCAGCAATTCCTATACTTCGAGTATTTGGATATCCACCGAATACTGATCCTGAGATTTGAGCATTTAGGAGATAATTTCCAGTTGGAATATAATCATCAATGTCTGAGAATCCCATTAAGGTGACTTTGGTTTTTACTTTCTTTTCTAAGATGTCGTTGAACTTATTAAAAGCATTGATTGCGTCGTTTGTTGACTTTGCCATAATTATGTATTTTAATATATTCTACTAGAGAAAGGGTAAAAGTTCTATTCTGAAATGTAAGAAAGTAATAAAATAGAACAAGATAGAGTTAATGTATCGCAAATCTCGCCTCGCATAATTCTACTAAATCTTACTTTATCAATTGAATGCATTTTGGATTCGGGGTCAAGTATTTTTGGCATAAATCCAGTCGGATCTTCACTATAATTAGTTAAGTTAAGAGCATAACATTTATAAGTCTTAGTAAAAGGAACTGTGTGTTGTATTTGACCTAAGTAAAAAATGTCATTTACATCAATATCAGATAGACCTAATTCGGAATCAATACAATTAGAAAGAGATTCATGATATGTATTAAATTCGTCTGGTTCAAGAGAAGCAGTGATGCATCTTTTATTTTCTCCATTTAAAACATAATCATGATACTTTGCAAGATATACGTTTTTTATTTGGTCATTTTCATTGACGTCAAAAGGAAGCAAACAAATTGCTTCCTTTGATGACGAAATTCTTTTGAAACTTCCTTTATCTCCAGTAAAACTTAAGATTTTAAATTTATCGTCTGAATATTCTTCGTTTGAATTAAATTGGTCATTCTTCATGTATCTCAGTAATATTTACAGTAGGCCCTGTCTTCTTTTGCTTTGGTTGTTGTGGAACTACCATTGTTGTAATAGAAGACTGTACTACTGTTTTATTTATCGCTCTAAATACATAATCAGATAATTCACCAAGAAACTTGTCTTTGTCCTTTGCATTAGAATACATC